ATTTTTCTTATTTTACCGTTAAAATTAGGATGGGTATTTTTAAAAGGATAAGCCATACTGTCTTGGTGCCAATTATAGAACTCATTCAAACCATATTGAGTAAACTGTAGGGGTTCTGTGCAGGAAATTTCAAAATTCCAGTTTGCTTTTTTGTTGGACGCATGAATCAATGGATGAAGTATTTCATAAATCCATTCATCGGAAATAAAACAAATTTTAGATGTTCTTGCTTTTTCATTTAAACTTTTTTTATTATTTTTAATATCCTTTTCATTGTCATTGGAGTAAACCTGTGCCTTAACTAGTTTTTCATTGCATGCACTGATGATGTCGTTACATTTTTTCTCATTAATCTGTTCTTTAAAATAAAAATAAAAATCAGATAATCTCATTATTTAAAATTTTCCAATGTTCCATTTTTAATGTAAAGCGTAAAATCACCTGGTCTATTAGGCATTAAAATGCATTCATCCATCTTGACAAATACTTTGCCCGAGGTTTCATTTTTTAGTTTGGCAGGTTCCTTGACAGTTATTTCATAATGAAGGGTTTTTTTATGGGGCTGTTCACAAAAAACATCTATTTTTCCTTCCGAAATAAACGCTGAAGATTTAGGATCAATACAAATAGCCTTTTCATTTCCGTAGTGAATGCCCACATTTATGTAATTAGATGGTGAATAGGAAAGGTCTTTTAAATATTTTTTCATTTTTTAATTCTTTCATTCTTTTTCTGTTACTTTCATAATCAATACCAACACTAGGTGATACTATTTATAATACTATTATAACATATTTTACTGTTTTTGTCAATAGGATACCCTTTCTCAGGTTTAAGTTCTAAAATAATTATAAATATAAGAAAAGATTTAATATATAGGGATTTGACTAATGGCAACAATACAAAACTTAACTATTGACCAGGACGCTGATTTTACTCAAACTTTAACTGTTAAAGATTCTACAGGAACAGTAGTGGATTTAACTGGTCTAACAATAACAAGTAAGTTAAGAAAAACGCATTTATCATCTAGCGCAACAAGTTTTACAACAGCAGCTGTAAGTGCAACAGACGGCACTTGTTCAGTTGCATTAACAGATACAGTAACATCAGCACTTACTGAAGGACGATATGTCTGGGATTTAACAACAACCACTAGTGCTGGATTAATTACTAGAAGAATTGAAGGAAGAGTTACAATAACACCAAGCGTAACTAGATAAGTTATGAGTACAAAAAAGTATATTGATAATGAAAAAGGGTGGATAGATTCTCTGCTGAATAAAGCTCCTATTGTTGAAGGCAAAAAAATAACAGTTGAATCGGCAATAGACATAGACCCAGAGATTGAAAGGGAGATTGCACAATTACAGGAGGCAAAATTCTCCGAAAAGATTAAGAAAATAAAGCTTGTTGAAGATAAAACTCAACAACTTCCTGAACTTGCGGATGAGTTGGGTAGTTTTTTTACTGCTATAACAAAAGCAAAGATAGATTTAACTGAAAAGATTGAAAAGGAAGAAGTTAAGATTGCTGGATTAGAAGAATTATTTACTGATTTGTCAACGGCAAAGAAAAAGAAAGTAAAAAAGAAAAAGAAAATATTATTAGTAGAACCAGAAGAAGATGCTGAAACTTTGGTAAAAGTAAAAGCATGGCGAGATCAAGGTAATCAAAAAGAATCAGTAGAAACAGTAAAAGAAGAATCAATCGAAGAAAAAGTTGAAACTAATATGATAGCTAAAGTGAAGAAACAAATTTCTAATATGAGGAATGCTAATGAGTTAGATAAAGAAAGAGTTAGTCAATTATCATCTCTTGACTCATGGGAAAAACTAAAAGAAGAATTTTTAAGTTTCAAACATACAGTTAATGTTCAATTAGGAACAGTAGGTGGTGGAGGACTCGACCCACATAACATTAATTCAGATTTTCTACCTTCGGCAACAAATACATATAATTTAGGTAGTACAAGTAGAAGATGGAAGGATATATTTCTTTCTTCTAACTCTATTAACTTAGACGGTGCAACAATTTCGTCAGACGGTACAGGTGCAATTTCAATCGCTGCCACTGGCGCTACATTACCAAAAGGGTCTAAGACTGAAGAAGGTAATGAATTGGCAGTTATGGGTACATCAACTTCAGGTTCACTATCGCAACCAATTCGTAAAATTCAGTTCTTTAGTGCGGCTGATGGATTAACCACTGCTAATGCCACATTTGAGTTTAATGCTGAAGTGGCAGATAGATATTCTTTTTTAGATAGTGGAACTTTTACATTAGAAAACGGAAGCGCTTTAACAGATGCAGGAATAACATTATTCCAATTATAGTATAGGAAAATTATGGCAGTAAAAACACCAATAAGAACAGTATTCAATGCAAGTAATGTTGCAACAGGTTTAGCAGAATACCAATCTGGCGAATTTATAGCACTAGCACATGGTGGTATTGGTGCTTCTTTGTCAATTGGAACTGCAGGACAAATATTAAAAGTCAATTCTGGTGCAAGTGCATTAGAGTTCGGTTCAATAGAAGCAGTTTTAAATATTGATGGACTAACTGATGGATCAGGAATAACACTAGCAGCAAGTGATAAGTTTGCTGTTTCAGATGGTGGTACAGAAAAGTTTTTACTTGCTTCACAGATTGATACTTATATTTCTGGTACAACAAAAACACTTACAAACAAAACATTAACTGCACCGACAATTAATGGTGTTATTGGGGGAACTACAACCTCACAAACAGTTACCAATTTAACTGCGGTGACAATTGCTGCTGTTGGTTCTATAACTGTAGATGCTGTTTCGGACATTTTTTTAGACGCTGGTGGCGCTGATATAGTTTTAAAAGATGATGGTACAGAATTTGGACGACTTACAAACAGTTCTGGTCAATTAGCAATTAAATCAAGCTCATCTGCCACAACTGCATTGACTATGGATGGTGCCAATGTAACTATTGCTGGTAACTTAACTGTTTCAGGATCAACAACCACAGTCAGTTCAACTACAATTGAAATACAAAATTCATTTAAATTTGAAGGGGCAACTGCTGATGGTTTTGAAACAAATTTAACAACGATTGATCCTACAGCAGATAGAACAATATCACTACCTAATGTGTCTGGTACTTTACCTGTCTTGGCGGCCGCTAGTGCAACACAAATTTCAGCAACACCAGAAGAATTAAATCTATTAGATGGCGTTTCTGGACTAGTTCAGGCAGACTTCACTAAATTGGCTGCCTTAACTGCTTCAGCGACAGAATTAAATCTATTAGATGGTGTTTCTGGACTAGTACAAGCAGACTTAACAAAATTAGCTGCCATTGATGCTACTGCAGCAGAATTAAATCTATTAGATGGTGTTTCTGGACTAGTACAAGCAGACTTCACTAAATTGGCTGCATTAACTGCTTCAGCGACAGAATTAAATTTTGTTGATGGAGTTACAAGTGCAATTCAGACACAATTAGATACCAAAGGAAATGCAACTAAAGCATTTGCAATTGCCCAAGCTGTTGCATTAGGATAAGACTAAATAGTAGAAGAAGGAAAAAATATGGCCGTACCAAATACAAAAGCAACATTAAAAGAATACTGTTTAAGAGCATTGGGTAAACCTGTAATCGACATAAATGTTGATGATGACCAGGTTGATGATAGAATAGATGAAGCAGTACAGTATTTCTGTCAATATCATACAGATGGTGTTGAAAGAATGTACTTAAAATATCAAGTAACAGCAGCTGATGTCACCAGAATGACAACAGACTCTAGTGAATCAGTAACATCAAATTCAGTTACTACTGCATGGACACAAGGTAATAATTTTCTTATAGTTCCTTCCACAGTTATTTCTGTTGTGAACATATTTCCTTTATCTGACAGAGCAAACCTAAATATGTTTGATGTTAGATATCAATTAAGGTTAAATGATTTGTATGATTTTTCATCTACTAGTATTGTTCACTATCAAATGACAATGCAACATTTAGATTTTTTAGATCATATTTTAGTTGGTGAGAAACCGATGAGATTTAATCATCTTTCAAATAGATTATACATTGACCAAGATTGGGCAACTGATATAACAGCGGGTGAATATATGATTATGGAAGTTTATCGTAGATTAGATCCTGCAACATTTACAGATATGTATGATGATATATACTTAAAAAGATATACAACAACATTAATCAAAAAGCAATGGGGACAAAATCTTTCAAAGTTTTCAGGTACTGCTATGTTAGGCGGAGTTACTCTTAACGGACCTGAACTATTTTCTACGGCAATTGCTGAACAGCAAAGACTTGAAGAAGAAATTAGAAGTAACTACGAAGAACCTGCCCATATGCAACAAGGATAAATAAATGCCAACTAATGTCTATTTTGACACAGGCACTACATCTGAGCAAAGACTATACGAAGATTTAATAATCGAACAGCTTAAGATATACGGCCAAGATGTCTATTATCTACCTAGAAAATTAGCGAACAAGGATACAATCTTTGGAGAGGATCCTGCAAGCTCATTTGATGATTCTTACATTATAGAAATGTATGTAGATAATACTGATGGATATATGGGCGAACAAGAGATAATTAAAAAGTTTGGTTTAGAATTAAGAGATGACATTAAGTTTACTGTTTCTAAATTGAGATGGGAAACTTTAATATCTAACAACACAGATTTACAAACATCATTAAGACCGAATGAAGGTGACTTAGTTTATTTCCCTACTACAAAAGCATTCTTTGAGATACAGTTTGTTGAGCATGAGCAACCGTTCTATCAACAAAGTGCATTACCTGTTTATAAACTATCTTGTACTAAATGGGAATATAGTTCTGAAAGAGTTGATACAGGTATCGCAGAGATTGATAGTACAGAGGATTCTTTATCAACTGATACTATGCAATTCCAATTTAGTTTAGAAAACGAAACAGGTGCATTTGTATTAGAGAGTTCTGTTGGTGCAATTGATTACTTTGTTAATGAGAGTTTCACAATGGCGACACAACAACCAATAGATCAAGGTCAAGCATTTGAAACGGCTGCTGGTACAAATACATCATCTACAGCAGACGACATTTTGGATTTTAGTGAAAGAAATCCATTTGGAGAGGTTGACGAATATTAATGTTTGGGTCTCATTTTTATCATAAACAAATTCGCAATACTGTTATTGCCTTTGGTACAATCTTTAATAATATTAATATTAAACGATTAGATTCTAGTGGTAACCCTTTACAGAATATTAGAATACCTT